AAGGTAAAAATTGGAAAGGAGGAATGACATATGGCAAAAATTACAGGTAGAGTTCAAGTGGTTGTCAATGGTGTGACTTTATTAAATAAAGCTGGAGCTACTGCTGAGGGATTGGGTTTATCAGGACAACCTAATTATGAATTAAAATCTGTTTCAGGTGATTCAGGACATCATGGATATGTGGAAACGCCTGTTCCTGCAAGATGTAATGTTACTGTAACAGATCGTGATGATATTATGATAAATGATTTTGCTAAGATTTATGAAAATGGTACAGTGATTTTTCAGGCTGCTGGTGCTACAGGTAAACGATATACAATGAATAATGCAACTTGTTTAAGAAATTTAACATTAACAGCAGGAGAAGGCGAAATTCCACTGATCTTTGAAGGTAATTATTGGACAGAATCAGTGGCATAAACAATATATATCGAGAGAATGAATAATGGTTTTTTTTATCCATAAATTGTTTTTCCACATTATTCATTCTCTTATTTTTAAAGAGGAGTAAGTATGGGAACTGAAAATGACAAAATTGAAAATAATAAAATAGTTTTAAATTATCCTGTATTTGTAGAAGATGGTAAAGGTGGGATGAAGGAAGTAAAGGAATTTGTATTACATGGGATTCAATTGGGAGCATTGAGAGGAATAAAAAAGAATGAACTTTCTGAAGACGGTTCTGATCCTGGAACTATGATACCATTAATAGCTTCATCTATGAGAATTCCAATAGAAGCAGCAGAAACAATTGATTTTAGAGATTTGGATAAAATTATGGAAAAATTAACCCCTTTTTTGCCCAAATCCCTCAAAACTGGGAAGAAATAGTGTGGGCAGTTGAATCAATTTTTCATTTTTCTCTTGAAGAATTATGGAAAATGACAATAGATGATCTTGATTTTTGGAGAAGAGGAACTATTAAAGTAGGACAATAAAATGGCAGAAACTTATAGTTTAAGCATAATATTTAAAGCTATTGATCAGGCTACCAAACCTATTAGAGATATTGCTAGGAGTTTTAATCCTTTAACCAGAACTGTTGATGCTGCTACAAAAAGTCTTAGACAGTTATCAAGAGATTCTAGTTGGGAAAATATACAAAGACAAGCAAAGTTTATAGGACAGGCTTTTAGTAAAGATTTAGGAGCTTTTTCTAATTCATTGTCAAGAGCTGGTGATGGTATGGCTCGATTTGGCAGAAATATGACTATGAAAATGTCTGTTCCAATAGCTGCTTTTGGAGGTCTAGCTTTTAAGGCTTCAAAGGATTTTAATGAAGGAATGGCTAGGATAGGTACTTTAATTCCTGGACAGACAGCTAGACTTAATCAATTAAAAATAGCAGCAATGGAAATGGCTGTAGAAACTGGAAAGCTGCCTGTAACTATTGCTGATGGTATTTATCAGATGATTTCTGCCTTGGGAGATTCTGTTGATACTATGGGTAAATTAAAAGTTGCTGCTCTTGCTTCTGTTGCAGGTATAGCTCCTTTGTCTGAAGCTGTGGAATTACTTGCTGGATCTGCTCGTGCTTATAGTGATAACACTCTTAAATTTTTTCAAAGAACTGCAAATGTTATGTTTGGAACTGTAAAAAGAGGTATGACAACTTTTCCTGAGTTAGCAGAATCGATGAAATTGGTTATCCCATTAGCTGCTAAGTTAAATGTTCCCATAGAAGAAATTTCTGCTGCTGTAGGAACATTAGCAGGAGTATCAGGAAATACATCTATGGTTGTTACTCAAATGGCTGCTGTTTTGACTGCTTTTCTTAGAGGTGGTGGTAAGGAATCTCAAATGGGTAAAGCAATTGCATTTATAAATACACAATTAGGAACTACATATAAATCATCAATTGATTTTATTAAAGATAAAGGAATTAAAAAATCTCTAGAAATTTTAGGACAGATAACAGGTGGAAGAGAAGAGCAGCTTACTAAGATTCTTGGTGGTAGAAAAGAAGCATTAATGGGGGCCTTAACATTAATAGGATCTCAGCTTGAAAAATTTACTGAAAATATAGATTTAAACAAAATATCTACTGAAGAGTTAAATAGTGCTGTTTTAGAAATGGTAAAAGGAATAAATAGAACAGGTTTTCGTTGGGATCAATTTTCTAAACGAATAACAAATTTAAGAATACATATTGGAGATCAGTTAAATCCTGTTATACAAAGATTTATGACTTTATTAGGTCCTTTTGATAAAAGTTTTGAATCGTTAGATTCATCAATTAAAAAATCAATTATTGGAATAGGTTTATTTTTGGTAGCTATATGGCCTTTAACTTGGGTTCTTGGTGGAATTATAGGGTCATTAGGAAAATTAGGTTTAGTATTAAGTAAGTTGGGTGTTGTATTTACTTTTGCTATAAGTCATCCAATAATTGCTCTTATAGGTCTCTTAATTTCTGTGGGATTAATGGCTCATAAGGTCTGGGTTAATTGGGATGAGTATGGTCCGAAATTTAAAGATTTTTTTGAGAAATTAGGTGGTGGGTGGGATATATTTAAAGATAAGGCTGATAAAGCGTTGATTTGGATTGGGGAGAAATTGAAAGAATTTGTTAAAGATATTCCTCAAATGGTAAGAGATGCTTTTGCTAATATTGATTGGACACAAGAAATAAAAACAACCTCGTGGAGTATGTTTAAATTTTTACCTGAGCAAATATTTAATTTATTTAGTCCTATAGGAAATAAAATAGCAGAATCTTTATATATACCAAAAGAAACTGATGAAATGAAAAAAAGATTAGATGAATGGGAAAAATATAGAGAAGTAGCATTTGGACATAAACCTGGGTTTGAATTTTTAACTCCTGCTATGAATCGAAATTTACAACATTGGGCATTTTTGAAAGAAGATCAGTTAAATAATTATATAAAATATAATAGACACATAGAAGAAGCCACTAAAAAATATGAAAAAAGTATAAAAGATTCTGTTTCTCGATTACAGGGAGTTTTTGATTTACCTATATTTTCTATACCATCTTTAACTGATTTGGTAACTCCAGCACCTTATTTAAAACCTTTTATGACGAGTGAAAGTAATGCCATATTGAACATAACAAAAAAGAGAGGATATGAAGAATCCTCTCGTAGATTAAATAATATTTTTGAAAAGTTAGATAATTCAATTTGGAGTTCTTTTAAAGAAAATACATTATCAAAAATGGTAATGCCTACTACTTCTTTAGGTCCTTCTTGGAAATTCAAAGAATTACAATATCGGGAAATGGAAAATAAATATAAAGGAAATATTCCTGATTATATTTTGGAGAAATTACAGGCAGAAACAGATATTACTTTACATATAAAAACTGATCCAGGAGTATCTAGTACAGTAACAAAAGTAATTAATAAAAAAGGAAAACCTAATATAAAAATTGATTCTTCTATAAATCCTATTAATAGAGGATATTTTTAATGAGTTGGCGAGATCATTTACAAAAAGCTAAATTTCGAGACGCTACATTTTATGTTAAAGATGTGGATACAGGAATAGGTAGGCGTAATATAATTCATCAATATCCTAATAAAGATGATCCTTTTTTAGAAGATTTGGGATTAGATGTTGATGAAATCAGCATTAATGGTTATGTTATTCAAAATTATGGTAATGATTTTGATTATTTTCCTGCACGTAATAAGTTGATGAATGCTCTTAAAAAAGAAGGAGCAGGAACTTTAGTTCATCCATTTTTAGGTTCAATGCAAGTATGTGTGTCAGGCAAAACCAGAATTGTTGAAGATTTTTCTCAAGGTGGCATGGCTAAGTTTACAATGACATTTGTCAAATTATCTAAAGATACTAATTTAGGTGGTTTATCTGTTATAGATAGAGGTATGACTACATGGCAAGGACCTTTATTTGGACAAACAAAAGAAATAATTAAATCTGGTGTAAAAGAAAAAGTAGATGCAGCTTGGATAGATTCTTATAAAAAAATATTGGATAATTTTGTAGCTAAAGTTAGTATTCCTGATTTACAATTTTCTAAAAAGGGATTAATTGCTGATTGTACAAAAGCAATATCTATGACAAAACAAGCTATTGAATCTATAAGAGGTTCTATAGTGTCAAATGTATCAGATGCTTTATCAATTTTGTCTACAAATTTAACCAATATAGATTCAATATTAGAATCTCCTGATGAATTTGCAGCGTGGTTAAAAGCTAATATTGATGTTTTTCTTTATATGGTTGGTATAGATACTAATAAAGTTACTGTGGGAGGAACTACTCTTGGTGGGTGGAGTGGGGAATATGCAGATGATTCTATTGTTCTTGATGGAAATTCTGTGCCAGTAGTTTTGGGTGAATCTATTGTAGATTCTTTGGTTGAGATGAGTAGATTTGGGGAAGAAGATTCTGATTCTCCTAGTTTGTTTGGTGGTACATTAGATTCTATAAATGTGAATACAAAAAATAGAGCCAGACAATCTTTAAATAGATTGTATATGGTAAATACAATTAGAAATCTTGCTTTGGCTACTTCAACGAGGATAGCAGTTAGGATGTCTTTTGTTAGTTATGATAAGGCTACATCTATTATGAATACTATTGTTGATGGGATTGAAAATCAATTAATAAAAATGGGTGACGAAGCTGCTGATGAAACATATCTTAATTATGGTTTTGCAGACGATAACAATGATTCATATGTTGCCATGGAAGATTTGAGAAAAGAATTTGTAACAGCTATGAGGAATTTGGGAGCTTCATTAGCTGTAATTGTTAATTATACAGTTCCACCTTATGGAATTACTGCTTTAGAATTAGCTTATAATAGATATTATAATTTAGATAGATTAGATGATATTTTTAAGCGGAATCAACCAACAGTAATACATCCTGGTTTTTTGCGTGGTGGAAGTGTTATAGAAATATTGAGTGAATAATGGCTATTTCATTAATAGTAAATAATAAGTCTTTTGAAGGTTGGAAAGAGGCAACTATTATTCAATCTTTGGATGGATTGGTTGGACAATTTAATTTATCTATATTTGAAAGGCTTCCTAAATATTCAGAAACAAGAAGTTTTAAAATAGGAGATGCATGTAAAGTTGTTTCTAATAATAATTTGATTATGGAAGGATATATAGAAGAAGTAAATATAAATTATGACTTTGAAGATCATGCAATTCAAATATCTGGAAGAGATCAATTGTGTGATATGGTAGATTGTTCTTTTATTTCAAAAGATAAAAAAGAATATGAATGGAAAGAATTGAAAATAAAAGAAATAATTGAAATATTAGTTGGTATTTTTGGTATTGTTGTTCAAATTGATTCAATTGTTGAAGAAGAGATAAATGAAATAGAAGAAAATTTTACTGCTAATCCTGGAGATACTATTTATGAATTGGTTAATAAATTATGTCGTTCAAGGGCTATATTGGCTGTTAGTTATGGTAATAAGAAAACTTTAACTCTTACTCGTGCAGGAACAAATAAGATGTGTGATGATTCTCTTATTTTAGGAAAGAATATTCTTTCAGGAAGTTTACAACAATCTAGTGTGGATCGTTTTAGTTTATATGTTGCAAAAGGATATGGAGAGGTGCAGGAAAATGTAGATCAATTAGGTGTTGTTATGAATATTAGAAGTGAAGATGTTGTTGATGCAATTATAGCATCAAAAAGGCGTCGCCCTTTGGTTCTTTTATCAGAAAAGGTAACTACTATAGAAGAACTTACAAAATATGCTAATTGGGAAAAGGTTATTAGAGCTGGAAGATCTGGAACTGTTTCATATAAAGTACAAGGATGGGAACAAAAAACAAGAGAAAAGAAACCTTGGACAATAAATTCTTTTGTTAATATTAATGATAAATTTTTAAATATTGAGGAAAGATGGTTAATTTCACAAGTTGAATTTAATTATAATGAAAGTGAAGGCACAACAACAACAATAACTGCAATGCCAAAAGGAGCATTTGAATTAATAGAGGAACCTTTGGAGAAAATTGATTCAGGAGATTTTAAATATATTCCACAAACTACAAAACAATTAGAAGAAAACAAAAGTTAAAATATGTTTACTATAAGGGATTTAAAAAGATTTGTAGCTCCATTACAGAGAAAAATTTTTTGTTTGGTTGGACGAGCTATACTTACAGCAATTAATAATTCGGGAAGAACTCAAAGAGTTCAGATTACTCCTTTAGGTGATGAGGTTTTGACAGATATAGAAAGAATACAAGAGTATGGATTAGAAACATATCCATTGCCATATTCTATAGAAGCATCTCCAATAGCAGGTACTGAGTCTGTGGTTTTATTTATAAATGGAAATCGTGATCATGGCATTGTTATATCTGTTGGAGATCGAAAAAATAGATTACGAGATTTAGAGCAGGGTGAGGTTGCTTTATATACTTATGAAGATGCCAATGATGGGGGACATCGAATACATTTAAAAGCAGGACAAATTACGGATATGAATGGAATTGATCTAAATATAACTCAAACAGGTAATTTAACTATAACTATTGGAGGTAATGAAACAAAAACTGTTGATGGTAATTCATCAGTTACAATTAGTGGCAATGCAACTGTAAATGTTAGTGGAACTGCTGATATTACAGCAGGAGGAAAAGCCACTATTACAGCAGCTACAGTAGATATTGATGGTGGTGGAGGATCAATGGCAGGATGTATTACAGGAAAATCTTTTTGTCATTTTACTGGTTCTTATCATGGAGATAAATCATCTACTGTTAAGGTTACAAAATAGGAGAAAATATGGCTTTAGATGCTAGTAGATTAAAAACTACTATATTGTCAAAAATGACTGAACAAGGATTTGATGTTACTAATTCTTTCAGTTTTGCCAATAAACTTGCAGAAGCTTTGGCTGATGCAGTGGTAGAAGAGTTTACAATTAATTCTGGATATAATGCACATATTCATACGTCAGGATCACCAGGAAATCCAACTAGTACGCCATCACCAACACCACAATAAAGGATAAAATAACATGCCAGATGATTTAATGCTTAATTGGAATGTAGATCTAATGCAGGGAGATCTTGTTATTGATAATGGAGATCTCAAGCATGATGGTGGATTGGAATCTGCTGTGCGTATTAGTTTATTTACTGATAGAAAAGCTAATGATGATGATGAGTTATTAGATCCTGATTTTCCTGATAAGCAGGGATGGTGGGGAGATTTGGTTTCTCCTGAAGTTGAGAATGATAAAATAGGTTCAAGATTATGGTTGTTAAAAAGAGCAAAGACAGATGAGGAAACTTTAACTAGAGCTAAGGAATATGCAGAAGAATCATTAGTTTGGATGATTGAAGATAATGTTGCTTCTAATATTATTGTAGAAGCAGAAAGAAATGAACATTCTAAAAATGCTTGGTTAGTTTTAAAAATTCAAATATTAAAAACAGATGGAGAAGTTCTTAATTTACGATATGAAGTACAATGGGATGAACAAACTGATTAGAAAGGATAGGTGATTGATTTGCCATTTTCTCGACCGACATTAACTCAAATATGTGATCGAATCAAAACTGATATGGAAACACGTATTATAGGTGTTGGTTCTTTACTTAGAAGATCAACATTAAAAGTCCTATCTAAAGTTTATGGTGGGGCTATTCATTTATGTTATGGCTTTTTAAAGTATATGGGAGATCAGTTATTTATTCTTACAGCAGATGAAAATTATTTGATTATACATGGCACTGAATATGGATTAAATAAAGAAGTTGCAGTAAAAGCAACCGGATCTATTTCTATATCAGGGACAGCAGATACGGTTATTCCAGCAGCTACTAAAATAAAATCTACTTCAGGATATGTATACTTAACTGATGAATCTGTTACTGTAAAAGCTGATGGATTAGTTGGTGCTAATATTACTGCGGAAGTTGCAGGAGAGGACAGCAATGAAGATGCAGGAACGATACTGTCTTTTATTAGTCCTATTGTTAATATAGACACCTCTGTAACAGTAGAAATGGGTGGTATTACAGGGGGTCTTGATGCTGAAACTGTTGAAGAGTTTAGAACTAGATTATTGACTAGAAAAAGACAACCTTCTCATGGAGGGTCAGCCAATGATTATGTTACTTGGACTAAAGAAGTTTCAGGAGTCACGAGAGCTTGGTGTTTGCCTGCTTATAATGGTATTGGTACTGTTGGAGTTGCTTTTACTAGAGATAATGATAATTCAATTGTTCCAAATGCTACTCAAAGAGAAATAGTAGAAGAATATATTATTGAACATGAAGATCCAGCTTCAGGGGAAATAATTGGTATTCCTGTTGGATGTCAAACAGGTTTAACAATTATTGAATTGGAAACTCAAAGTATTGATTTTATTATTAGTGTTTTTCCTAATACTACAATAATTCAAACAGCAATTGAAGCTGAATTAGAAGATTTATTATATCGAGAAGGAGGTCCAGGAGAAACTATATATCTTTCTGAAATAAATGAGGCAATTTGTTCAGCACAATATAATTTTAATCATGTTATAGTTACACCTATTGTAGATATAACCAGTTCCAATACACAAGTTCCTGTATTGGGTGATGTTTTATTTAGAGATTTATAATGAATAATACTTATTTTGTTTTGGGTTCTGGAAGATGTGGTTCAAGTACAGTT